CCTGTGCGGAGGGGCAATCAGCGAGTAGGTATATGGGATAATCGCGGATTCAGGTGCTGGTACTGAATTCACCGGGAGGCACCCGGCACCATGCAATGGCACATAGCGCCACTCTCCAGCCCCTCTCCGGAGGGGCTTTTCTGTGCCGGATACATCACAGTTTCTGGAACCTTAGGTACTACAGTATCAGTCAGGGTGCTATATTTTCAGATGTGATGAAAGCCTGTCAGCAGGCAGGGCGTATCGGAAATGACCCAGTAGAGAAAACGTTGACTCAGATACCGGTGCTGAGTTACCGGGAAACCGGCATCACATGACCGCTATCCTTCCAGGCCCATCCGCTCCGGTGGGCCTTTTTACTGCAGAAAACAGGTTCCCCGTTAAATGCTATGTTGCTCACAATTCAGTAAGTTGACAGTTGCCTGTCAGACTGGGCATTTGTTAAAAAAATTTCGCATGGTGAATCCCCCTGAGCGGAGGGGCGACTGGTGACGGTATAATCTCTGATTATCAAAACGAGAATGACGCGGGTTTAGTGGCACCGGGCTGAACTCACCGGGAGGCACCCGGCACCATGTGCATGATGATACAGATACGCGGCTTTAGCCCCTCTCCGGAGGGGCTTTCTTATGGACAAAAAAAGCCCGCGCTGGGAGACGCGGGCGGCAAGGAATAAACAATAAAACGTGAAGTAATATTTCAGCTGGCGAATAATACCCCATAGTAATCACTCTGCGCAACTGCGCGGTCTTTTTCGAATTGCGGGCTGTAGTCTCCCTTCTGCCATTGTCCTGTAACTTCCGGACTTCAGCCTGCTCCTTATCTGACTCACAACATTATCCCGCCCGGGAGGATTCATGGCATTTAAACACTATGACGTGGTCAGGGCGGCATCGCCGTCAGACCTTGCGAAACGACTGACACAAAAACTGAAGGAGGGCTGGCAGCCGTTTGGTAGTCCGGTGGCCATAACCCCTTATACCCTGATGCAGGCGATTGCAGCAGAAGGTGATGTGGTCGTCAGTGGTGCAACTGAGCCGGAGTGGTACTACGTCATCGTACTGGCCGGGCAATCCAATGCCATGGCTTACGGTGAAGGGCTTCCGCTTCCGGATTCATACGATGCGCCCCATCCGCGCATTAAGCAACTGGCCCGTCGTAACACAGTGACTCCCGGTGGTGAAGTATGCGTATTTAACGACATCATTCCTGCTGACCATTGTCTGCATGATGTTCAGGATATGAGTACGATTAACCATCCCCGGGCTGACCTGAGCAAAGGGCAGTACGGCTGTGTCGGACAGGGCTTACATATTGCCAAAAAACTGCTTCCGTATATCCCTAATAATGCGGGGATCCTGCTGGTACCATGCTGTCGTGGTGGTTCGGCATTCACCCAGGGCACGGAGGGGACATTCAGCGAGTCCACGGGAGCCAGTCAGGATTCGGCTCGCTGGGGAGTGGGTAAGCCGTTATATCAGGATCTGCTTTTCCGCACGAAGGCAGCATTGCAGAAAAACCCGAAAAACGTTTTGCTGGCGATATGCTGGATGCAGGGGGAATTCGATATGACGAATGCCAGTTACGCCCAGCAGCCAGCAGCATTTCTTGCAATGGTACAGCAGTTCCGTGCTGACCTTGCCGGGCTGGCGGCGCAGTGTCACGGTGGAAGTCCGGCATCAGTCCCCTGGATTTGTGGCGACACGACATACGCGTGGAAACAAGAACACGGTACGCAATATGAAGTGGTATATGGTGCATATAAAGGTAAAGAATCCCAGCAGATTTATTTTGTTCCCTTTATGACCGATGGTAGCGGAGTTAATACACCGACAAACAACCCGTCAGAAGATCCTGATATTGCCGGGTCTGGTTATTACGGTTCGGCATCCCGAACGAACAAAAACTGGGTATCATCAAATCGCCCGACGCATTTCAGCTCATGGGCGCGTCGTGGCATTATTCCCGATCGTATGGCAACGGCTATTCTGAACGTAGCCGGTCGCACCTTAGCCTTCATTAGTGGTAAGGCACCGGAAATCAAAGCCTCGCCCGGCGGCGACACGCCATCGGGGCCGTCTGAAGATGCATCCATACGCACAATCTCCCTGTTGCCGACAGCCGGAGACGCTGCTGCGCAGGGCTGGAGCATTAAGAATGGCGGAATTCAGTTGTCAGATGGTGTATTTAAGATCACCAAGCAGAGCAATAAAGCCTGGTCCCTGACGCGCCCGGTGGATGACGCAGTCTCCCTGCTGACACGGGGTGGCAGACTGAGCTGTAAGTTTCGACTGTCAGGCGCACTGACCAACAACCAGTTCGGTCTGGGAATTTATCTGTATACCGATGTAGCGTTACCTGACGTCGTGGCGATGACCGGGACTGGTAACCCGTTCCTGATGTCGTTCTTCACCCAGACCACAGACGGCAAACTGAATCTGATGCATCACAAGAAAGCAGGAAACACAAAGTTGGGCGAGTTCGGGAATTACAGTAACGACTGGCAGACGCTGGAGCTGGTGTTCACCGCCGGCAGTGCCACGGTTACTCCGAAACTGAATGGAGTGGCTGGCCCGGCATTCCAGGTCATAAAAGACAGTCTGACACTGGGGCTGAATGCGCTGACGCTGACGGATATTACCAAAAATGCAGCGTATGGCGTTGAGATAGAAAGTCTGGTGCTGGAGATAAATGCACCGGCATCATCATAAAAAGTGAGCCAGCCAAATGGAAGGTATCGTTAAACTCACCGGTAGTGTCAGTGGGTCGTCTGAGATGCCTGCATGAGTTATCAGAGCCATCAGTACTTAACTGGTGGCTTTTTTTATTGTTGTCAGCTTCCGGATAACGGGAGACGGGGTATGTACCAGATGGAAAAAATCACAACAGGTGTGTCATACACCACGTCAGCGGTGGGAACGGGCTACTGGTTCCTGCAGTTGCTGGACAGGGTTTCCCCGTCTCAGTGGGCGGCAATAGGCGTGCTGGGGAGTCTGCTGTTTGGGCTGCTGACATATCTGACTAACCTGTATTTCAAAATCAGAGAGGACCGTCGTAAGGCTGCACGGGGAGAGTAATTCAATGACTCAAAACTATGAACTGATTGTGAAAGGGATCCGCAATTTTGAGAATAAAGTTACGGTAACTTTAGCGTTACGGGACAAAAAACGCTTTGACGGTGAAATTTTTGACCTGGACATCTCGCTGGACCGTGTTGAAGGTGCCGCGCTGGAGTTTTATGAGGCAGCAGCCAGAAGGAGCATCAGACAGGTCTTCCTGGATGTTGCTGCCGGGTTATGTGAAGGGGATGAGCAGTCGCCGGAAAAGCGCCCCGTAATTTTAGAGGCGCAGGATGTGTTGATAACCTACAGAGGAAAACTACCGGGAATAATTACGGGTTCTCTGAAGAGTCCGCCGAAATGGTAATTTTACCAGCATATTTTTCATCCAGTAATACAGCAAGCCGCCTGAAAGAGTCTTGTTGTTCCTGAGACCATTTGGGATTGCATGATTCAAACTGGATTGATGCCAGCGTTGATTGCATCTGTTCCCTTGGAATTGAGAATGCCAGATATGAGAAGGCGACGGTAAGGGTATTCACGTCTTCCCGAAGCCTGGAAATGCTGTCGAGCAACTCCTGTAGAGAAATGGTGTTATTGTCCATAAATAATCCTCATGATTGTATTGACCTGTTAGCAGCCTGAGGCAACAGGCTGGAACTGATAAACATATCCAGGGCTCAGAAACCGATAAATCCTGATAAATATCCATGAACGCAAAAATCAGATACGGCCTGTCGGCTGCCGTTCTGGCGCTGATTGCCGCTGGTGCGCCTGCGCCTGACATTCTCGACCAGTTTCTGGATGAAAAGGAAGGTAACCACACCACGGCATACCGTGATGGTGCGGGTATCTGGACCATCTGCCGCGGTGCCATCCTGGTGGATGGCAAACCTGTCGTTCCGGGCATGAAGTTGTCGAAGGAAAAATGCGACCGGGTTAACGCCATTGAGCGTGATAAGGCGCTGGCATGGGTGGAGAAAAACATCAGAGTGCCATTGAGTGAACCCCAGAAAGCGGGGATCGCGTCATTCTGTCCGTACAACATTGGTCCCGGTAAGTGTTTCCCGTCGACGTTTTATAAACGAATTAATGCAGGTGATCGCAGGGGAGCGTGTGAGGCGATTCGCTGGTGGATTAAGGACGGTGGCAGAGACTGCCGTATTCGTTCAAACAACTGCTACGGTCAGGTATCCCGTCGTGACCAGGAGAGCGCGCTGGCGTGCTGGGGAATCGACAGATAAGCAGAATATTTTGCTGAAAAATAAGGTATGGCCACGCGGGCGGATAACACGAAATCCTGCGAACTGGCGAAACGTAAGTGAATAAAAGTAAAAACCCCGTTTGTTGGCACCAAGCGGGGTTTTGTGTTTCCTGACTCCGGAAAAGTCAAAGGAGAAAGTGTGTTTGATTTTAGCAAACTGATTCGGGAGATTCGAGTGATGGCTGAAAAATTATCCACCTGGAAGTTCATTCTTATCTGGCTGGTGTTTGTGATTATGGCCTCCGGTTATTTCATCGGTCAGATACGCTGGTGGTGAAATGAACCGCGTACTGTGCGTGGTCATCATTGCCCTGCTGGTGGCCTGTGGTGCGCTTAGTCTGGGGCTGAATCATTACCGTGATAACGCCATTACCTACAAAGCCCAGCGCGACAAAAATGTCAGAGAACTGAAGCTGGCGAACGCGGCAATTACTGACATGCAGATGCGTCAGCGTGATGTTGCTGCGCTCGATGCAAAATACACGAAGGAGTTAGCTGATGCGAAAGCTGAAAATGAAACTCTTCGCGCTGACGTTGCCGCTGGTCGTAAGCGCCTGCGTATCAACGCCACCTGTCCAGGTCCCGTGCGTGAAGCCACCGGCACCGCCCGCGTGGATAATGCAACCGGCCCCCAACTGGCAGACACCGTTACACGGGATTATTTCACCCTCAGAGAGCGGCTGATGACGATGCAGAAGCAACTGGAAGGGGCGCAGGAATATATCCGTACTCAGTGCCTGAAATAAGTTTTGTTGATGCGCCGTATCGTCGCTGTATTCCCTCATTAACAGAGACCGCAGCCCGACAGGGAGACTCCTCTGCGCGAGTGTGCGGGGATAATCAAAAACGATACACACCGGGGTTTACCGCGTTAACGGAGCGCGGCGTTGTCCCCTCATAGTCGCCTGTCCGGTGCGATGGTGGAAGAAACCGGATGTTTATCACTATTAATTGATGACACAGAAATGGATTCATTGAATTTCAGCACGTTTTTGTATTCGTGTTATTGAACATCTGTTTATTTTACTTTTAACATATTGATAATAAAAAGAGCTGTAAATCTTTAGATGAGTCGATTTTGTCCGGGGAAGTTCAAGTGGATTTTATGCTGACGGTTTCTGGTGTGGTTATCCTGTCCATTGCTTATACTGCAGATAAATATGGCTGCCATTTGTTATCACGTATTGGCGCTTATTGTTCGTTGATGCTGATTTTCTCGTCGCTTTTTTTTGAGTAAGTTATATTAATTATAACAAATAATTTTCTGTGTTATTTTTTCAGGCTATCCCGTCAGAGGGGAAGCCTGTACTGCCGGGGAGCGAATGGAAAACTGATGTGTCCGGTAACTGCGTGTTCTGTGAACACCATGTTACTTAATTATGTAATTCATACCCGAACTCTCTGTTGACAGCCTTCTTCTGCAGGCTTCAATAACCCACGCTGAAAAGTTTCCTGAACCTTTCAGATCAAGAGCGATGTTAATTTGTTCAATCATCTGGTTTGGAAATCGGATGTTGCGGGTTGTTGTTCTGCGGGTTCTGTTCTTTGATGACATAATGTTTCCCCATATTCAGTGTTGCTGATTTGTATTATCTGAAGTTGCTTTTACGTTAATTTGATGCAGATCAATTAATACGATACCTGCGTCATAATTGATTGTTCGCTGCATAGCGGTCCGACCCCGTACTGCTCACGCAGCTTATCCAGCAGTGGCATCATTTTTTCCAGAGGCGGTCGAACTCCGCCTTCGCAAAATAAGCGGAAGCCTGGCGAAGGATATCGTTACTGCGGCGCAGTTCACGATTTTCACGTTCCAGCTCTTTCAGACGCTGACGTTCAGCGGTGGTGAGCCCTCCATCACCGCCCCCGGTATCCCGCTCATGCTGGCGAACCCAGACACGCAGAGTCTCCGGCGTACAGCCAATCTTTGGAGCAATGGAACAAATTGTCGCCCATTGTGAGTCATATTCGCTCTGACTTTCCAGAACCATACGGACTGCCCGTTGACGGACTTCGGGGGAAAAACGAGTATTTTTAGTCATCCTGTTTACCTCTTTCTCAGGAAGTTTAGTCTCCAGGATTCCCGGGGCGGTTCACACATGTTGTGATAAACCTTATATAGATGATAATCATTATCATTTTCGTGGGTCCTTTCCGGCGATCCGACCGGTTACGGGGCGGCGACCTCGCGGATTTTCACTATTTATGAAAATTTTCCGGGATCCATGTCCGGTTTCTCTGCAAGTTAACCATATGAAAAATATAAAAACATGCTTTCCATGAACCGGACATGCGCAAAAAATAGACACTAAAACCGGACATGACCGGTTTTGTTGTGATTGTGAGGTGAGAGTTTTTTGCGAGGTGAGGAGTGGCTACGCAGACTGAAGTTGCCAGGCATTTAAGTCTGACCGATCGCCAGCTTCGCAGATTGCAGAAATTGCCGGGTGCCCCGATATCGAATAAGCGAGGGCAACTGGATCTGGATGCCTGGCGCGATTTTTACATATCGTATCTGAGAAGAAGTAAAAACGATGTGCCTGATGGCGATAGCGAAGACGACTATGAGGAGAAATTGCTTATTGCCAGATGGGAACTGACAGCAGAACAGGCTGTTACACAGCAGTTAAAAAATGAGGTGTCAAAAGGAAAACTTATTGACACCGGGTTCTGTATTTTTGCCCTCAGCAAGCTGGCAATGGCGTTATCCAGTACGCTTGATTCCATCCCTTTATCCATGCAGCGACAGTTTCCTGATTTAACACCGCGCCATCTTGACCATCTGAAAACCCTTATTGCGAAGGGGGCAAATCAGTGTGCGCGGGCGGGGGATAAATTACCGGATTTACTCGATGAATATATCAGAGCAACAACTGAATAATATGATGAGTGCTGTCACAACAGCATTACAGCCCCTGATAAGGGCATTGCCGGTGACGCCAGTTGAATGGGCTGATCAAAATTATTATCTGCCTAAAGAATCTTCATATGGTGAGGGAGAATGGAAAACGCTGCCGTTCCAGATCGCCATCATGAACAGCATGGGGAATGATCAGATCCGGACTGTTAATCTGATTAAATCTGCCCGTGTTGGCTATACAAAGATGTTGCTGGGAGTCGCCGGGTATTTTATTGAGCATAAATCCCGAAACAGTCTGCTTTTTCAGCCCACGGATTCTGCCGCTGAAGATTTTATGAAGTCTCACGTGGAGGCGACGATTCGCGATGTTCCCTGCCTGAAAAAACTTTCTCCCTGGCTGGGACGTAAACATCGTGATAATACCATCACGCTGAAACGCTTTTCATCGGGTGTGGGCTTCTGGTGCCTGGGCGGCGCTGCCGCCAAAAACTACCGTGAAAAATCCGTGGACGTGGTCTGCTATGACGAACTTTCCTCGTTCGAGCCGGATGTCGAAAAAGAGGGCTCGCCAACCCTGCTGGGGGATAAGCGTATTGAGGGCTCGGTATGGCCAAAATCCATTCGCGGCTCGACGCCTAAAATAAAAGGCTCCTGCCAGATCGAAAAAGCGGCCAACGAGTCGGCGCATTTCATGCGTTTTTATGTGCCCTGCCCGCACTGTGGGGAGGCGCAGTATCTGAAATTTGGCGATGAGTCCACGCCTTTTGGCCTTAAATGGGAGAAGGACAGCCCCGAAAGCGTTTTCTACCTCTGTGAACATCATGGCTGCGTGATCCATCAGTCTGAGCTTGACCAGAGCAACGGGCGGTGGATCTGTGAAAACACGGGGATGTGGACCCGTGACGGTCTGACGTTTTTCAGCGCCGCGGATAATGAAATTCCGCCGCCGCGCTCCATCACGTTCCATATCTGGACGGCGTACAGTCCGTTCACCACCTGGGTACAGATAGTCTATGACTGGCTGGATGCACTGAAAGATCCCAACGGCCTGAAAACCTTTGTGAACACCGCGCTGGGCGAGACCTGGGAAGAGGCCGTGGGCGAAAAACTCGATCACCAGGTACTGATGGATAAGGTCGTGCATTACACGGCGGCGGTGCCAGCCCGGGTGGTTTATCTGACGGCGGGCATTGACTCGCAGCGAAACCGTTTTGAGATGTATGTCTGGGGATGGGCTCCGGGAGAGGAAGCCTTTCTGGTGGATAAAATCATCATTATGGGGCGTCCCGATGAGGAAGAGACGCTGTTACGTGTGGATGTGGCGATCAACAAAAAATACCGCCATGCAGACGGAACCGAAATGACCATTTCCCGTGTCTGCTGGGACACCGGGGGGATCGATGGCGAAATTGTCTATCAGAGGTCAAAAAAACACGGTGTTTTCCGGGTGCTGCCGGTAAAAGGTGCATCTGTTTATGGCAAGCCGGTGATCACCATGCCAAAAACCCGCAATCAGCGGGGCGTGTATCTGTGCGAAGTGGGGACGGACACCGCAAAAGAAATTCTCTATGCCCGTATGAAAGCCGATCCCACGCCTGCGGATGAAGCCACGTCGTATGCCATCCGTTTTCCTGATGATCCGGAGATTTTTTCGCAGACAGAGGCGCAGCAACTGGTGGCGGAAGAGCTTGTGGAGAAGTGGGAAAAAGGAAAGATGCGTCTGCTGTGGGATAACAAAAAGCGGCGTAACGAAGCGCTGGACTGCCTGGTGTATGCCTACGCGGCATTACGTGTGTCCGTGCAACGCTGGCAGCTTGATCTGGCTGTACTGGCAAAATCCCGGGAAGAAGAGACGACCCGGCCAACCCTTAAAGAACTGGCAGCGAAGCTGTCCGGAGGAGTGAATGGTTACAGTCGCTGAACTGCAGGCGCTGCGTCAGGCGCGCCTTGATTTATTAACCGGTAAACGGGTGGTGTCTGTCCAGAAAGATGGTCGCAGAATTGAATATACGGCAGCTTCTCTGGATGAGCTTAACCGGGCGATCAATGATGCGGAGTCGGTACTGGGGACAACCCGCCGTCGCCGTCGTCCGCTGGGAGTGAGGTTATGAAACGAACGCCTGTCCTGATTGATGTGAACGGCGTTCCGCTTCGGGAGAGCCTCAGCTACAACGGTGGCGGTGCAGGATTTGGCGGGCAAATGGCAGAGTGGTTGCCACCCTCGCAGAGTGCCGATGCGGCCCTGCTGCCCGCGTTGCGTCTGGGGAATGCCCGTGCAGATGATCTGGTGCGCAATAACGGAATAGCGGCCAATGCGGTGGCCCTGCATAAGGATCACATTGTCGGGCATATGTTTCTGATTAGCTACCGTCCGAACTGGCGCTGGCTGGGGATGCGGGAGACCGCGGCAAAAAGTTTTGTCGATGAGGTGGAGGCGGCCTGGTCAGAATACGCAGAAGGGATGTTTGGTGAGATCGACGTGGAAGGGAAACGCACGTTTACGGAATTTATCCGTGAAGGTGTGGGCGTTCATGCGTTTAACGGCGAAATCTTTGTGCAGCCGGTCTGGGATACGGAGAGCACGCAACTGTTTCGTACGCGTTTTAAAGCCGTGAGTCCGAAACGGGTGGACACGCCAGGACACGGTATCGGGAACCGTTTTCTGCGGGCCGGTGTGGAGGTTGATCGATATGGCCGTGCCGTTGCGTACCATATCTGTGAGGATGATTTTCCTCGCTCCGGGAGTGGACGATGGGAACGGATCCCGCGTGAACTTCCCACCGGGCGTCCGGCCATGCTGCATATTTTCGAGCCGGTGGAGGACGGGCAGACCCGTGGAGCCAATCAGTTTTACAGCGTTATGGAACGGCTGAAGATGCTGGACTCCCTGCAGGCAACACAGCTTCAGTCGGCCATAGTGAAGGCGATGTATGCAGCGACGATTGAAAGTGACCTTGATACCGAAAAGGCCTTTGAATATATCGCCGGTGCGCCGCAGGGGCAGAAGGATAATCCGCTTATTAATATTCTGGATAAGTTCTCCACCTGGTATGACACGAATAGCGTGACGCTGGGCGGTGTCAAAATTCCGCACCTTTTCCCCGGTGATGATCTGAAACTTCAGACCGCGCAGGATTCAGACAATGGATTTTCGGCGCTTGAACAGGCGCTGCTGCGGTATATCGCCGCCGGTCTTGGCGTTTCCTACGAACAGTTGTCCCGTGATTACTCGAAGGTCAGTTATTCAAGTGCCCGCGCATCCGCCAATGAGTCGTGGCGCTATTTTATGGGGCGGCGAAAATTTATTGCGTCCCGACTGGCCACGCAGATGTTTTCCTGCTGGCTGGAAGAGGCACTTCTTCGGGGGATTATTCGTCCGCCACGGGCACGTTTTGATTTTTATCAGGCGCGATCAGCCTGGTCACGGGCTGAGTGGATTGGAGCCGGAAGAATGGCCATTGACGGGCTCAAGGAGGTTCAGGAATCAGTGATGCGCATTGAGGCCGGACTGAGCACGTATGAGAAAGAGCTGGCGCTGATGGGCGAGGATTATCAGGACATTTTCCGCCAGCAGGTCAGGGAATCTGCAGAGCGGGAAAAAGCCGGACTCTCACGTCCGGTGTGGATAGCGCAGGCGTATCAGCAGCAGATAGCGGAGAGTCGCAGGCCGGAAGAGGAGACAACACCACGTGAGACGTAATCTTTCACACATTATTGCAGCAGCATTCAATGAACCGCTGCTTCTGGAGCCCGCCTATGCGCGGGTTTTCTTTTGCGCGCTCGGGCGCGAGATGGGGGCAGCAAGTCTTTCGGTACCACAACAGCAGGTACAGCTTGATGCACCCGGAATGCTGGCTGAAACGGACGAGTACATGGCCGGAGGTAAACGACCGGCCCGTGTTTACCGGGTGGTGAACGGTATTGCTGTACTGCCGGTGACCGGCACGCTGGTGCACCGGCTGGGGGGTATGCGGCCATTTTCCGGAATGACAGGCTATGACGGCATTGTCGCCTGTCTTCAGCAGGCAATGGCAGATAGCCAGGTGCGGGGTGTACTGCTGGACATTGACAGTCCGGGCGGGCAGGCCGCCGGTGCGTTTGACTGTGCTGACATGATTTACCGCCTCCGTCAGCAGAAGCCGGTCTGGGCACTGTGCAATGACACGGCCTGTTCTGCAGCCATGCTGCTGGCGTCGGCCTGCTCCCGACGGCTGGTTACCCAGACATCCCGTATCGGCTCCATTGGCGTGATGATGAGCCATGTCAGCTATGCCGGTCATCTGGCGCAGGCCGGTGTGGATATCACGCTGATTTACTCAGGGGCGCACAAGGTGGATGGCAATCAGTTTGAAGCGTTGCCGGAAGAGATTCGCCAGGACATGCAGCAGCGGATTGATGCGGCGCGCCGGATGTTTGCCGAAAAAGTGGCGATGTATACCGGTCTGTCTGTTGATGCAGTCACGGGAACAGAGGCCGCCGTTTTTGAAGGTCAGTCCGGCATTGAGGCCGGGCTGGCGGATGAATTAATCAATGCGTCGGATGCCATCAGCGTGATGGCTGCGGCGCTGAACACACATGATACAGGAGGCACTATGCCGCAATTAACTGCAACGGAAGCCGCCGTGCAGGAGAACCAGCGAGTGATGGGGATCCTGACGTGTCAGGAAGCGAAAGGACGTGAACACCTTGCCACGATGCTGGCAGGACAACAGGGCATGAGCGTTGAACAGGCCCGGGCGATTCTGACCGCGGCAGCACCACAGCAGCCGGTGGCATCCACGCAGAGTGAAGCCGATCGCATTATGGCGTGTGAAGAGGCTAAAGGTCGTGAACAACTGGCGGCAACGCTGGCGGCGATGCCGGAGATGACGGTGGAAAAAGCCCGCCCGATCCTTGCGGCTGCACCACTGGCGGATGCCGGACCCTCACTCCGTGATCAGATTATGGCTCTGGATGAGGCAAAAGGGGCTGAGGCGCAGGCTGAAAAACTGGCGGCGTTTCCCGGAATGACGGTGGAGGCTGCCCGCGACATTCTGTCCTCATCGCCGGATAAAGCAGAACCGGTCTCTGCATCCACAACCGCCCTGTTTGAACATTTCATGGCGAATCATTCACCGGCAGCGGTGCGGGGTGGCGTGTCACAGACGTCAGCAGACGGTGATGCGGACGTGAAAATGCTCATGGCCATGCCATGAAGTCAGTGCTGACCATCAATATGAGGTTTTTACAATATGGTAACGAAAACCATCACTGAACAGCGTGCGGAAGTACGTATTTTTGCCGGTAATGATCCGGCTCACACCGCCACAGGCAGCAGCGGGATTTCCTCGGCAACACCGGCACTGACACCCCTGATGCTGGATGGGGCCACCGGGAAACTGGTGGTCTGGGACGGACAGAAAGCCGGTAGTGCGGTTGGCATACTGGTACTGCCGCTTGAAGGCACAGAGGCGGTGCTGACGTATTACAAGTCGGGGACCTTTGCGACGGAGGCAATCCGCTGGCCTGAAAGTGTGGATGAACACAAAAAGGCCAACGCCTTTACCGGCAGTGCCCTGAGTCACGCGGCGCTGCCGTAACACGTTATCAGGCCACCGCGTTGGCCTGACTGATTTCTTAATGAAAGGAACTGATTTATGGGATTGTTTACGACCCGCCAGTTACTCGGTTATACCGAACAAAAAGTTAAATTCCGTGCGCTGTTTCTGGAGCTGTTTTTCCGCCGCACGGTGAATTTCCACACCGAAGAGGTGATGCTGGACAAAATTACCGGAAAAACGCCGGTGGCGGCCTATGTCTCCCCGATCGTTGAAGGAAAAGTGCTTCGCCATCGCGGTGGTGAAACCCGCGTGTTACGTCCGGGCTACGTCAAGCCCAAACACGAATTTAATTACCAGCAGGCGGTTGAGCGCCTTCCTGGTGAAGATCCGGCTCAGCTGAACGACCCGGCCTACCGTCGTCTGCGTATCATTACCGATAACCTCAAACAGGAAGAGCACGCCATTGTCCAGGTGGAAGAAATGCAGGCGGTGAATGCCGTGCTGTATGGCAAATACACCATGGAAGGGGATCAGTTTGATACTGTCGAGGTGGATTTCGGGCGCTCTGAAGGAAATAACATTGAGCAGGCTGACGGTAAAAAATGGTCTGAGCAGGACCGTGATACGTTTGATCCGACGCATGATATTGACCTCTACTGCGATCAGGCCAGCGGCCTTGTGAATATCGCCATTATGGACGGTACGGTCTGGCGTCTGCTGAATGGCTTTAAGCTGTTCCGCGAAAAACTGGATACCCGTCGCGGCTCAAATTCACAACTCGAAACGGCAGTGAAAGACCTGGGGGCGGTGGTGTCCTTCAAGGGGTATTACGGCGATCTGGCCATTGTGGTGGCGAAAACGTCTTATGTGGCAGAGGACGGTACCGAAAAACGTTATCTGCCGGAGGGCACACTGGTCCTGGGGAATACGGCAGCAGAGGGCATTCGTTGCTATGGTGCCATTCAGGATGCGCAGGCGTTGTCCGAAGGTGTGGTGGCCTCTTCCCGTTATCCGAAACACTGGCTGACTGTGGGCGATCCGGCCCGTGAATTCACCATGACGCAGTCCGCACCGCTGATGGTGCTGCCGGATCCGGATGAGTTTGTGGTGGTACAGGTGAAATAATCCGTGAGCGGGGGCGAAATGCCCCCGTGTCTTTTTTCACAGGAGGCTGAGATGGCAACAAAAGAAGAAAATCTGAATCGTCTTCGTCAACTGGCTGGCCTGCTGGGGCGCGAGGCGGATATGTCGGGGAGTGCTGCGGATATTGCTCAACGTGTGTCTGAGTGGGAAGAGGAGCTTGCTGTTTCCCCGGAGGGCATTATGCACTCTGATGAGAGCGGGGCTGATCAAAATCACACAGACGATGGTGAGCAGTTGCACAACACTGATGCTACGGATGATGTTAAAGCGGTCCGTGTGCGGAAATGCCTGCATGTGATGGGGTATTGCCCGGAGACAGGCCGTCCCGTTGAACTGACGTACCGGGGCATGCGTGTTATGGTGCCATCACCACTGGCGACAGCCATGATACAGCACGGAACGGCTGAGCATGCGTGATTTTCAGAATGCCTTTGATGCTGCCCTTGCCGGGGTGGACAGCACGATTGTTGAAGTGATGGGGCTCTGTGCGCAGTTCACCTCGGGAGCACAGCGTGGAAGCGAAGTTCAGGGGGTTTTTGACGATCCGGAGTCGCTGGGTTTTGCCGGTGGCGGGGTCCGTATTGAAGGAAGCAGCCCGTCATTATTTGTGCGGACGGATACGGTGCGTGCCGTGCGGCGTGGTGACACGCTGACCATTAACGGCGAGATGTTCTGGGTGGATCGTGTTTCTCCGGATGACGGGGGCAGCTGTTATCTCTGGCTCAACCGTGGGCAACCACCCGCTGTTAACCGGCGACGATAAACGCAGGGTGAAATTATGGCGATAAAAGGGCTTGATCAGGCGATTGATAATCTGAGCCGGGTTCGTAAAAACGCCATTCCGGCGGCTTCAGCAATGACGATTAACCGCGTGGCCACAACGGCGATTAATCAGTCTTCATCACAGGTTGCCCGGGAGACAAAGGTACGCCGGAAACTGGTAAAGGAACGGTCCAGACTGAAACGGGCGACGGTCAGAAATCCGAATGCCAGAATTATCGTTAACCGCGGTGATCTTCCAGTGATTAAGCTGGGGATCAGGATGCTGGGCCGTCGTCCGAACAGCATACTTAAAGCCGGTCAGCATCGGTATCAGCGGGCATTCATTCAGCGATTAAAAAACGGTCGCTGGCATGTCATGCAGCGTGTGGCCGGGAAAAACCGTTACCCTATTGATGTGGTGAAAATCCCGATGGCGGCCCCACTGAAACAGGCATTTGATGAGAATATTGACCGTATCCGGCGTGAACGCCTGCCTAAAGAACTGGCATACGCGCTGAAACAACAACTGAGGATTGCGATAAAACGATGAAACACACTGACATTCGTGCCGCAGTGCTGGATGCACTCGAGCAGCATGAACACGGGGCGACGCTGTTTGATGGTCGCCCCGTTGTTTTTGACGAAGAGGATTTTCCTGCGATCGCGGTTTATCTGACGGATGCAGAGTATACCGGTGAAGAGCTGGATGCAGATACCTGGCGGGCCACGCTGCATATTGAGGTGTTTTTACCGGCACAGGTACCGGATTCAGAGCTTGATCAGTGGATGGAAAGCCGGATTTACCCGGCGATGACTGCGATCCCGGCACTGGCAGGACTGATTACCACGATGGTTACGCAGGACTATGAGTATCGTCGTGATGACGATATGGCGTTATGGAGTTCTGCAGATCTGACTTATTCCATTACATACGAGATGTGAGGACGATATGGCAACACCAAATCCCCTGGAGCCGGTAAAAGGTGCCGGTACCACTCTGTGGGTTTACAACGGCAAGGCTGATGCTTATGCAAACCCGTTGTCAGACGATGACTGGCAGCGACTGGCTAAGGTGAAGGATCTGACGCCGGGCGAGATGACGGCTGAATCCTACGATGATAACTACCTGGATGATGAAGACGCGGACTGGAGCGCGACCGGGCAGGGGCAGAAATCTGCAGGTGATACCAGTTTTACGCTAGCCTGGAAACCGGGAGAGGAAGGCCAGAAAGGGCTTATAGGCTGGTTTGAAAGCGGCGATGTCCGGGCCTATAAAATCCGTTTTCCGAATGGCACGGTGGATGTGTTTCGTGGCTGGGTCAGCAGTATCGGTAAGGCCGTGACGGCGAAAGAAGTGATCACCCGCACGGTGAAAGTCACTAACGTGGGTAAACCTTCTGTAGCGGAAGAACGCAGCAAAATTACGCCGGTCACTGCGATTAAGGTAACGCCGACAGGTACGGTTGAAAAAGGGAAAACAACCACCCTGACCGTTACTGTGGAACCGGAAAATGCAACGGATAAGACATTCAGGGCGATTTCCGCCGATCCATCAAAAGCCACCATTAGCGTGAAAGATATGACGATTACTGTGACGGGGGTTAAGGATGGAAAAGTCAGCATCCCTGTGATTTCCGGTAATGGTCAGTTTGCTGCGGTGGCTGAAATTACCGTTAATAATGTGCCGGGTGGCTAAAGAGCTGAGAGATAAGCGATGTTCCTGAAAACAGAACAATTTGAATATAACGGTGTATCCGTCACGCTTTCTGAGCTGTCTGCGCTGCAGCGTATTGAGCATCTTGCCCTCCTGAAACGGCGGGCAGAAGAGGCTGAAGCCAGCGGCAACCTGCAGGTGAGTGTGGAAGATCTTGTCAGAACCGGCGCGTTTCTGGTGGCGATGTCCCTGTGGCATAACCATCCACAGAAAACGCAGTCACCGTCAATGAATGAGGCCGTGATGAAGATAGAGCAGGAAGTGCTCACCACCTGGCCTGCCGATGCCATTGCCCGGGCGGAAGACGTGGTGTTGTGCCTGTCCGGGATGATCGAAGCTGTTCGTCCGGATACTGATATTACTGAAGTGGCGAAAAATAACACGCTGACTGATGATGATTTTTCTGCGGGAAAGTCTTCGACGGCGAGCTGAACTTTGCCCTCAGACTGGCGCGTGAGATGGGGAGACCCGACTGGCGCGCCATGCTTGCCGGGATGACATCCACCGAATATGCCGACTGGCACCGTTTTTACCGCACGCATTATTTTCAGGATACCCAGCTGGATATGCATTTTTCCGGGCTGACGTACGCTGTACTCAGCCTGTTTTTTTGCGATCCGGATATGCATCCCTCTGATTTCAGTCTGCTTGTCCCCCGGCATGAGGAAGAGCAGGTGGAGAGGCCGGATGAGGACAAAATGCTGATGCAGAAAGCGGCAGGACTTGCCGGAGGCGTCCGGTTCGGTGGGGACGGAGGGCGCGATATTTTATCGTCTGCGGATGTGGCGGATGTCATGGTGGATGATGCCGCATTAATGATGGCTTCAGCGGGGATTCCGGGAGGTGTGAGATATGTCCCAGCCGGTTGGTGATCTTGTTATTGACCTTAGTCTGGATGCTGTCCGTTTCGATGAGCAGATGAGCCGGGTAAGGCGTCATTTTTCAGGTCTGGATACCGACGCCAGAAAAACCGCCAGTGCTGTTGAACAGGGCCTGAGCCGCCAGGCGCTGGCTGCACAAAAAGCAGGGATTTCCGTCGGGCAGTATAAAGCGGCCATGCGAACCCTGCCCGCACAGTTTACGGATATCGCCACGCAGCTTGCCGGTGGTCAGAATCCCTGGCTGATCCTGCTGCAACAGGGCGGTCAGGTGAAGGACTCCTTCGGCGGGATGATCCCCATGTTCAGGGGGCTTGCCGGTGCGATCACCCTGCCGATGGTCGGGGTCACCTCGCTGGCGGTGGCGACAGGTGCGCTGGTGTACGCCTGGTACCAGGGAGATTCCACGCTTTCAGCGTTTAATAAAACCCTGGTTCTTTCCGGTAATCAGTCCGGACTGACTGCCGATCGCATGCTGACGCTCTCCAGAGCCGGACAGGCCGCAGGGCTGACGTTTAACCAGGCGAGTGAGTCACTGGCAGCCATGGTGAATGCCGGTGTGCGTGGTGGTGAACAGTTTGATGCCATCAACCAGAGTGTCGCGCGTTTTGCTTCTGCATCCGGTGTGGAGGTGGACAAGGTTGCAGAGGCTTTCGGAAAACTGACCACTGACCCGACGTCGGGGCTGATTGCGATGGCGAAGCAGTTCCATAACGTGACGGCGGAGCAGATTGCGTATGTTGCTCAGTTGCAGCGTTCCGGCGATGAAACCGGGGCATTGCAGGCGGCGAACGAGGCCGCAACGAAAGGGTTTGATGACCAGACCCGCCGCCTGAAAGAGAACATGGGCACGCTGGAGACCTGGGCAGACAGGACAGCGCGGGCATTCAAATCCATGTGGGATGCGGTGCTGGATATTGGTCGTCCTGATACCGCGCAGGAGATGCTGATTAAGGCAGAGGCTGCGTTTAAGAAAGCAGACGACATCTGGAATCTGCGCAAGGATGATTATTTTGTTAACGATGAAGCGCGGGCGCGTTACTGGGATGATCGTGAAAAGGCCCGTCTTGCGCTTGAAGCCGCCCGAAAGAAGGCTGAGCAGCAGACTCAACAGGACAAAAATGCGCAGCAGCAGAGCGATACCGAAGCGTCACGGCTGAAATATACCGAAGAGGCGCAGAAGGCTTACGAACGGCTGCAGACGCCGCTGGAGAAATATACCGCCCGTCAGGAAGAACTGAACAAGGCACTGAAAGACGGGAAAATCCTGCAGGCGGATTACAACACGCTGATGGCGGCGGCGAAAAAGGATTATGAAGCGACGCTGAAAAAGCCGAAACAGTCCGGCGTGAAGGTGTCTGCGGGCGATCGTCAGGAAGACAGTGCTCATGCTGCCCTGCTGACGCTTCAGGCAGAACTCCGGACGCTGGAGAAGCATGCCGGAGCAAATGAGAAAATCAGCCAGCAGCGCCGGGATTTGTGGAAGGCGGAGAGTCAGTTCGCGGTACTGGAGGAGGCGGCGCAACGTCGCCAGCTGTCTGCACAGGAGAAATCCCTGCTGGCGCATAAAGATGAGACGCTGGAGTACAAACGCCAGCTGGCTGCACTTGGCGACAAGGTTACGTATCAGGAGCGCCTGAACGCGCTGGCGCAGCAGGCGGATAAATTCGCACAGCAGCAACGGGCAAAACGGGCCGCTATTGATGCGAAAAGCCGGGGGCTGACTGACCGGCAGGCAGAACGGGAAGCCACGGAACAGCGCCTGAAGGAACAGTATGGCGATAATCCTCTGGCGCTGAATAACGTCATGTCAGAGCAGAAAAAGACCTGGGCGGCTGAAGACCTGCTTCGCGGGAACTGGATGGCAGGCCTCAGGTCCGGCTGGAGTGAGTGGGAAGAGAGTGCCACGGACAGTATGTCGCAGGTAAAAAGTGCTGCCACGCAGACCTTTGATGGTATTGCACAGAATATGGCGGCGATGCTGACCGGCAGTGAGCAGAACTGGCGCAGCTTCACCCGCTCCGTGCTGTCCATGATGACAGAAATTCTGCTTAAGCAGGCAATGGTGGGGATTGTCGGGAGTATCGGCAGCGCTATTGGCGGGGCTGTTGGTGGCGGCGCATCCGCGTCAGGCGGTACAGCCATTCAGGCAGCTGCGGCGAAATTCCATTTTGCGACCGGAGGATTTACGGGAACCGGCGGCAAATATGAACCTGCGGGGATTGTTCATCGCGGGGAGTTTGTCTTCACGAAGGAGGCGACCAGCCGGATTGGTGTCGGCAATCTGTACCGCCTGATGCGGGGCTATGCGGAAGGTGGTTATGTCGGCGGTGCCGGAAGTCCGGCGCAGATGCGGCGGGCGGAAGGCATTAATTTTAATCAGAACAATCACGTGGTGATTCAGAACGACGGCCCCAACGGGCGGGCAGGGCCGCAGCTGATGAAAGCGGTGTATGAGATGGCCCGCAAGGGGGCACAGGATGAACTCCGGCTGCAGTTGCGTGATGGCGGTATGTTATCAGGGAGCGGTGGATGAAAACCTTTCGCTGGAAAGTGAAGCCGGATATGGAGGTGAACTCGCAGCCATCGGTGCGTGAAGTGCGTTTTGGTTACGGGTACTCACAGCGTATGGCGGCAGGGCTGAATGCTGACCTGAAAACATACAGGGTGACGCTTTCCGTGACCCGGGAGGAGGCCCGGCATCTGGAAGCGTTCCTGGCAGAGCACGGTGGCTGGAAGGCATTTTTGTGGAAGCCACCCTATGCATACCGGCAGATAAAGGTGACCTGTGCCGGGTGGTCTGCGCGGGTCGGGATGTTGCGCGTTGAGTTCAGCGCGGAGTTTAAGCAGGTGGTGAACTGATGCAGGATATTCGCGAAGAAAGTCTGAACGAGTCGGTTAAGTCAGAGCAGTCACCGCGGGTGGTACTCTGGGAAATCGACCTGACGGTGCAGGGCGGTGAGCGGTATTTTTTCTGCAATGAGCTGAATGAAAAAGGGGAGCCGGTGACCTGGCAGGGGCGTGAATATCAGGCGTACCCGATTGAGGGGAGTGGCTTTGAGATGAACGGGAAGGGCAGCAGTGCCAGACCATCGCTGACGGTGTCCAATCTGTTTGGTCTGGTCACCGGGATGGCGGAAGACCTGCAGAGTCTGGTGGGGGCCACGGTGGTCCGCCGCCGGGTGTATGCCCGTTTTCTGGATGCGGTGAATTTCGTTGCGGGCAATCCGGAGGCGGACCCGGAGCAGGAGCTGAGTGACCGCTGGGTGGTGGAGCAGATGTCGCAGCTGACAGCCATGACGGCCTCGTTTGTGCTGGCCACACCGACCGAGACGGACGGGGCGCTGTTTCCCGGTCGCATCATGCTGGCGAACACCTGTATGTGGACCTACCGCTCTGATGAGTGTGGTTACACGGGCGGGGCAGTGGCGGATGAGTTCGATAAACCCACCACGGATATCCGTAAGGACAGATGCAGCAAGTGCATGCGCGGGTGTGAACTGCGCAGGAATGTCGGCAATTTTGGCGGTTTCCTTTCCATTAATAAACTTTCGCAGTAAATCCCGGTTTATGACACAGACTGAATCAGCGATTCTGGCGCATGCCCGGCGGTGTGCGCCTGCGGAGTCGTGCGGCTTCGTGATAAGCACGCCGGAGGGGGAGCGGTATATCCCTTGTGTGAATATTTCCGCGGAGCCGGAGGCGTATTTTCGTATCGCACCGGAAGACTGGCTGCGGGCAGAGATGCAGGGGGAGATTGTGGCACTGGTCCACAGTCATCCCGGTGGGCTGCCCTGGCTGAGCGAGGCTGACCGGCGGCTGCAGATAAAAAGCGCACTGCCCTGGTGGCTGGTCTGCCGGGGTGACATTCACAAATTCCGCTGTGTGCCACATCTGACGGGACGGCGCTTTGAGCACGGGGTGACGGACTGTTACACGCTGTTCCGGGATGCTTATCATCTGGCGGGGACTGAAATGCCGGATTTTCATCGCGAGGATGACTGGTGGCGCAACGGCCAGAACCTGTACCTGGACAACCTGGCGGAAAACGGCTTTTGCCGGGTGTCTCCGTCCTCTGCACAGGCAGGCGATGTGCTGCTGTGCTGCTTTGGTTCATCGGTGCCGAATCATGCCGCCGTTTACTGTGGTGACGGCGAGCTGCTGCACCATATTCCTGAACAACTGAGTAAACGGGAGAGGTATTCCGAAAAATGGCAACGACGAACGCATTCAGTCTGGCGTCACCGCCACTGGCACGCATCCGCCTTTACGGGGATTTACAACGATTTGGCCGCCGCCTCAGCCTGTATGTGAACACGGCAGCGGAAGCCATTCGCGCCCTGTCGATGCAGATGCCGGGCTTTCGCCGTCAGATGAACGAAGGCTGGTACCAGATACGTATTGCCGGTGATGACACGGCACCGGAGGCGGTGTACGCCCGTCTTCACGAACAGCTGGGTGAGGGAACGGTCATCCACATTGTGCCGCGACTGGCCGGGGCCGGAAAGGGTGGACTGCAGATTGTGCTGGGGGCGGCAGCCATCGTGGGCTCTTTCTTCACGGCCGGTGCCTCGATGGTGTTATGGGGTACAGCCCTGAGTGCCGGCGGTTTTTCTGCCACCACGATGCTGTTTTCACTGGGGGCCAGCATGATACTGGGCGGTGTGGCCCAGATGCTGGCCCCGAAGGCAAAAACACCGGATTACCGCGCAACGGATAACGGCAGACAGAACACGTACTTTTCCTCGCTGGATAACATGATTGCCCAGGGGAACCCGATGCCGGTGCCTTACGGGGAAATGCTGGTTGGCTCCCGCCGTATATCCCAGGACATCAGCACCCGTGATGAAGGCGGGGGCGGAAAGGTCGTGGTTATCGGGCGGCAGGGGTAAAAAGAATAAAAAAATCCCGCAGTGATCGCGGACAGGAACTGCGGGAGAGTTACGAAGATTAAGTGTAAGGAATTATTCTTATATCACGACAAAAAAATTAACGCAGAGAAATTATACGCGCCACAGTCAGTTTGTGAAAATGTGAAGATATTCAGAATTTTTATGCCATTACCGGTTTTAACCAACAGGATTATCGGTGGGCATGAAAGAAAACCCCGGTATCTGCTGATACCGGGGTTTCTCTTTAGCATGGCAGAAATGTGTTTCATGCTTTTCGGGCGAAGGATATCCGACTTCTGTACGGAATGGCAAGTGGCGGTTAATTTATTCAGGGGAAGGCTGTATGGGAAAAGGTGGCGGTAAGGCACACACGCCTCGTGAGGCGAAGGATAATCTCAAATCCACGCAGATGATGAGTGTGATTGATGCGATTGGTGAGGGACCGATAGAAGGTCCGGTGAAGGGACTGCAGAGTATTCTGGTGAACAAAACCCCGCTGACGGACACGGACGGTAATCCCGTGATACACGGTGTGACTGCGGTCTGGCGTGCCGGGGAGCAGGAGCAGACACCACCGGAAGGCTTTGAGTCCTCCGGAGCTGAAACCGGACTGGGCGTGGAAGTGACGAAGGCAAAACCGGTGACGCGCACCATTACGTCCGCGAACATTGACCGCCTGCGGGTTACCTTCGGGGTGCAGTCACTGGTGCAGACCACGTCAAAGGGCGACCGTAATCCTTCCTCTGTCCGGATTCTGATTCAGTTACAGCGTAATGGCCGCTGGGTGACGGAAAAGGATGTCACCATTAACGGCAAGACCACCTCGCAGTTCCTGGCCTCGGTGATTCTGGATAATCTGCCTCCCCGGCCCTTTAACATCCGGATGGTCAGGGAGACGGCGGACAGCACCACGGACCAGCTGCAGAATAAGACGCTGTGGTCGTCATACACCGAAATCATCGATGTGAAACAGTGCTACCCGAACACGGCCATTGTGGGGCTGCAGGTGGATGCGGAGCAGTTCGGCGGCCAGCAGATGACGGTGAACTACCATATCCGCGGTCGCATCATCCAGGTGCCGTCAAACTATGACCCGGAAAAACGCACGTACAGTGGTATCTGGGACGGCAGCCTGAAACCGGCATACAGCAACAACCCGGCCTGGTGTCTGTGGGACATGCTGACTCACCCGCGCTACGGCATGGGAAAACGTCTGGGGGCGGCGGATGTGGACAAGTGGGCGCTGTATGCCATCGGGCAGTACTGCGACCAGACGGTCCCGGATGGTTTCGGGGGGACCGAGCCGCGGATGACCTTTAATGCGTACCTGGCACAACAGCGTAAGGCGTGGGACGTTCTCAGTGATTTCTGCTCTGCGATGCGCTGTATGCCGGTATGGAACGGCCAGACGCTGACGTTCGTTCAGGACCGTCCGTCGGATGTGGTGTGGCCGTACACCAACAGCGATGTGGTGGTGGATGATAACGGCGTGGGTTTCCGCTACAGCTTCAGTGCCCTGAAGGACCGGCACACGGCAGTGGAGGTGAATTACACCGACCCGCAGAACGGCTGGCAGACCTCCACGGAACTGGTGGAAGACCCGGAAGCCATACTGCGCTACGGACGCAACCTGCTGAAGATGGACGCGTTCGGCTGTACCAGCCGCGGTCAGGCCCACCGTGCCGGACTGTGGGTGATAAAGACCGAACTGCTGGAAACGCAGACGGTGGATTTCACGCTCGGGTCTCAGGGGCTGCGGCACACACCCGGTGACATCATTGAAATCTGTGATAACGACTATGCCGGGACCCTGACCGGCGGACGTGTCCTGTCCATTGATGCTGCCACCCGCACCCTGACGCTGGACCGTGAAGTGACACTTCCGGAGACCGGTGCCGCCACGGTGAACCTGATTAACGGCAGTGGTAAGCCGGTGAGTGTGGACATCACCGAACACCCCGCGCCGGACCGGATACAGGTCAGTACCCTGCCTGATGGTGTGGAGACATACGGGGTGTGGGGACTCTCCCTGCCGTCACTGCGCCGTCGCCTGTTCCGCTGTGTCTCCGTCCGGGAAAACACGGACGGCACCTTTGCCATCACGGCGGTGCAGCACGTACCGGAAAAAGAAGCCATTGTGGATAACGGGGCCAGCTTTGAGCCGCAGTCAGGCAGCCTGAACAGCGTTATCCCACCGGCAGTGCAGCACCTGACGGTGGAGGTGAGTGCAGCTGACGGTCAGTATCTGGCACAGGCGAAATGGGACACGCCGCGGGTGGTGAAGGGTGTGCGCTTCAGTCTGCGTCTGACCAGCGGAAGCGGAGAAGACAGCCGTCTGGTGAGCACCGCCATCACCGCAGACACGGAGCACCGTTTCAGTGGTCTGCCGCTGGGGGAATACACCCTGACGGTGCGGGCCATTAACAGCTACGGCCAGCAGGGCGAACCTGCGACCACCACCTTCCGGATTAACGCGCCTGCAAAACCCGCCACCATTGAGCTGACGCCGGGGTATTTTCAGATAACGGCGGTACCGGTGCTGGCGGTGTATGACCCGACGGTGCAGTTTGAGTTCTGGTTTTCGGAAAAACGCATCACGAACACGGCACAGGTGGAAAAATCTGCCCGTTATCTGGGGACCGGCAGTCAGTGGACTGTCCAGGGCGATCGGATTAAGCCGGGGATGGATTTCTGGTTTTATGTGCGCAGTGTCAACCTGGTGGGCAAGTCTGCATTTGTGGAAGCCAGCGGGCAGGCCAGCAATGATGCAAAAGGGTATCTGGAATTTTTCCGTGGTCTGATAGATGAGACGCTTCTGGGCCAGGCACTGAAAGAGCGCATTGATGCTTCAGCGCTGCGTACGGAGGTCACGCAACTGGAAGAAGACATCCGTCAGCGGATGGACACGGATATCGCAGAAGTGACCCGGAAAATCGGGGAGGCGGAAAACAGCCTCACGCAGCTGGTTGCGAAAAAGAATGAGGACCAGACACTGGCCATCGCGCAGGTGAGCCAGAAAGTGGACCGGGTGAGCAGTGAAATCTCAC